ATCCGGGGGAGGGGGGGGGTGGGGTGGTCAAACTGGGATAGCGGTACGGACATATTGTCATTCCGTCATTGTGTCATTGATGCGAGCGCGTGAATGATGCGAGGTCCACACCTACCCCTAGGCACGTACCCCCACGCGCGATGATGTACGCGTAAGAATGGGCGTATGTGCTGGTGATAAGAGCTAAAGATGCTGGTGTTATGTGCCGAGTAGGTGTAGGGTGAGGGTACGTATCACTACTGAAGGAGACTGAGCCATGAGTAACTGGACACGAACAGGTAACGAGCATGAGGAACCGTGCGGATGCATTCACGCGCAGGAGACGCACGACAACTGCGACTACGAATATCACGAGCGGTGGCGGTGCATCGCCCCTTGCGCTGAGCATGAAGCGCTAGGCGAACCAAGCGTTTCCGAAGAGTCAATCGCCCCACCAGTTTGGAAGGACTGACCATGAGGACCGAAGGGTTAGAACGAGATCACTACGACGCACAGCGTGCGCGCGGGGAAGCGTGGACCGAAGGAGCCAAGACGGTTGCCGGGATCGTTACCGGGATGGTGACGGTTACCACGCGAGTGCAGAGCGAACCGCTTCCGGTGTGGACTGGCGAAGGCGCGGTGTCATGATGACTGCTCGCCACGTCTTTACCTCGGCGCACACCACACCTGGAATGTGTGAGTGCGGACACTACGCCTGCGATCCGATCCACTACGGCGCAAAGAACGCTCACAACCATGTCCGGGTGGAAGGATGCGAGCATGATGGGCTCATCGCGCTCGACACCATCGGCGTGGACTTCACGGGAGACGTACCACGGTTCGTGGTGGTGGACAAGAACAAGACGGAGATGATCCCGCGCTACTACTCATACGCGAACGCGCAGGAAGAGGCCGATCGCTTGAACCGTGAAGGATTGGCCGAGTTTGCCCCCTACGCCGTGGGTGAAATCCGATGAGCAACACAGACACACATCAGCACGCCGAATGGCACTGGCAGAACGTGGGGGAGCGCGTGAGCTGGTGGCGCGTGGTCGACGCGTTCATGGCGACCGGCGCCCCGATCCACTCCGCGGAGGCCGTGAGAGGCCTCTACAAGTAAGGAAGGTGCGAATAATGGATAACCGTTCACGGCAACTACTCAAGGCTAAAGGCCCGGTTATGTACGATTTCCGGCTCTACGACGACCCAGACGACCGGTGGGGCCACGCAATGGCATGGTGGTTCGGAGTGGCCGAGACGCTCCACGCGATGGATGAGGACATCCCTGACGCGTGGCAATTTCGCCCATCGCCCATGAATGAGAACCGTACGCTGGCCGATGTCGCGGCGAGTGAAGAGTGGCCAGATACCCAGATCGCTGAGTACGTGCAGGATGGCACGTACTCAGCCACTGATCTGATCCACGCGGGGAATGTGCTTAGTCGTTACGCGAACATACTTCAGCGCGCTGGTATGGCGTACTAAGTAGTCCTGCCCAGATCAGCACCACGCGGCGCGACGTCGCGTGGTGCGAGTGTGTGTAGGAACGGCCTATCCACAAGTGAAAGGTGCGAGAGATGACATGGACCATGAAGGATCACAAATATTCGATGCGTGACGCGTTGGAATCGGCGCTCGATCGCATCGACCCCACAGATGAGTACCTACACGAAGAATACGGAGATGATACCGACCTAGATGAATCTCGCTATGATCATCTAGCCTCAGCGGTTCTGTCCGTCGACCACGAGCACACTTTCGACGTGATGCTCACAGTCGGCGGCCCGACGTGCTATTTCAGGGTGACCACCAACGAGGACTTCGACGTGATCCGCGTGGAGTACGTCGACACATGGGCGCATCCTGTCCAGATCGTGCGACTGTCTCCTAGCGAGGAAGACCGAGTAATAAGCTTCCTCGAGCCGTACTTGGACGGATTCAAGGATTCGGCACGATGATCCCAGACGCACCGTGCTACGTCATTTGTCAGGTTGCGATCCCATGCTCGTCTGTCCGTGAAGCCGAAGAGGTCGCAATAGACACCAGAGGTCACATCATCCACGCGAAGCCACGCCGGCAACTACCGGTCGTCAGTAAGGACGCGTTACAGTAGACGACGTTCTAGCTAGGTCTGAAGAGTCCCTCGCGACAGTCTCCCGCGGGGGACTCTTCGCGTCCATGAACTAGCGCGCCGATCCCCAACGCGTAGTCGATGTCGGATGGGTGCGCGTGGCCGGAGGTCGTGCCGGTGCGTTCTCTCGCATCCACGCGTGACTAGGCGCGTTCGTAGATAGAGGGAGAACATGGAATGGTCGTATCCGGACGCCCGCGGGGTCATCCTCTCCCCGACTGTGAATTCGAATACCCTTGTAATTCGTCCATTTACCAGGCATAACCACAATCATAGCGCATGGTCACCAGACGGCAGATAAGGCTGAATGCTCAAACGCCGGCCGAGACGGCAGAGCAGCGCGATTCTCAAACGCGCAAGAGCCCACCAACTCCGTGTCGAAACACTTCGATGGTGGGCTCTCGAGCGACCTATGTGTCGCCACCCCCGGCGCCGACCACGCCCTCGAGTGGCATCGGGTCGTGCTGGCTTTAGCGACAGGCTCCTTAGATCATACACACACTCGGCCTCGCGGTGTCAAGCCCGAGATTCCAGCACGAAATACATCGACATGTAGAGCTGACGTACGGACGTACTGCGTTTTTGCCGGCGTCCGTACGTCAGTCTGGAATCTCCCTACCGCTCTATGTCATATGGTCACGCTGTCTTAGAGATAGGTGCGCGACGCGTACCATCGCTAGAAGAGATACCCTGTGACACATTTCACGTATTTCTGAGGACCTGGACGGCAGATAGACGTGACTCGAGCTATCGGAAACGTGGATGAGGAAGTGATTGACCTGGGATAACAACGGGCATAAGCTGCCGAAACCAACCACACGCCCGTTCGATGGTCGGTGCGAACTACTCGACAGATGCCCGCAAGCTCTCGTTGATAGCGACCATCGGACGTGTGTGGTTGGTGGTGAGAAGTGTGGTTGAGTAAGGCAAGGGGAATAGGTGGCGCAGAAAGAACACCTGACCGTCGTTGACGATTCGTGGTCAACTGATGATGGCTCCGGGTACAGCCCCGAGCAGTTCTACACCGCAACAAAGAACCGTCACGATCATGGTGAACGAGTCACGTTGCGAATGCCCCCCGACGTACACGCGGAATCTTGGCGCGTCATCAACGACCCCAAGATGCCCATGTATGAAACGTTCCAAGACCTACTTCGTGACGCGCTGATACATCGACTTCGATGGCTAGACGACAACATTGGCTTACCGGTAGAGGTCAGTGAGTGGTTGAGGGTCGAGATGCTGCGCGGGCTCATGGCGACCGAGCAGAAACGAATGGAGTCAAGTTCTCGAGCGGTAGAGGAACTTGACCTCACATTCGAGATGATCGTCAAACTTGGTGATTGGGGTTTGACGACCAAGATGATCGAAACAGCCAGAGACAACGCGCAGACAATGCGCGAACCATACCGGTCACAAATGATGACCAAGTGCGCTGATTTCGAGAAGCGAATGCCGAGGGGAGAACGTGACGGTGGCATTCGATAGCTGGGCCGTAGAGTCCAGCACACCCGTGGTATCAGACTCATTGATGAAGCGCGCCATGAAGCGCACCGTCTCGAGAGGCTACGATGCCGACACGGATGGGTGGGTTGTTGACGGTAATGAAGGCTTGGGTGATTCCCGTCGCAACTACATGGTTCACTTTGACGGTGAAACCAAGAAGTACGTTTGCACATGCTACTCGAGTGACTACGGCAGAACTCGAGCCCGAAAGATGTGCAGTCACGTTCTCGCGGTGATCCTGTATCGCCGCAACAGATCTGGTGAAGATGGGGAAGGGTCAGAAACGACAAGCCACTCTGTGCAGCCTGGAATCGAGCAAAGTTCAGGTGTCCTTACTGGGGGTCGGCGTAACCCATCTTCATCAGAGCAATCGAGTGATCAACAAGAACTATCGGTGATGCCAGCCACCGCCGATAAGGGGCCGGCGCAGGAGAACGCGCAAGCGGTACCGGCGCCGGCCCTGCCTTCGCTACCAACACCAGCCGATCTTGACTACCTCAACGTCAAGCTCCCCGAATGGGTTTCAGAGCTACGACCACATCAATGGGACGCGGTCGAAGAAATACAAGACGCGTACAACGATGGCACAGGTCTGGTGTGGTTGGACGGTCCGACTGGTAGTGGTAAGACGCTAATTGCCGAGTTGGCGCGCCGAGTCGTCAAGAAACGAATGCTGTATATCTGCTCAAGCAAGACGTTGCAAGATCAATTCGTCAAGGACTTTAGCTACTCAAGGGTACTGAAAGGTCGTAGCAACTACATACCCTTAGACCCCGCTGAAGACGTCACCTGTTCGGATTGTGACAAGGAATCGGTAGGTGACGACGACTTCGACTGCACGTTCTGTAGCCCGGTGTGGGAATGCCCATATGAGGTCGCGAAGAGATCAGCACTAGAAGCTCAAGTTGCTGTCATCAACACCGCGTACATGATGTCCGAAGCGAACTACGTAGGCGGATTCAGTAACAGGGACCTGACCGTAGTGGACGAATGTGACGTACTCGAGGGTGAGCTGATGAACTTTGTCAGCTACCAAGTCACAGAGAGTGTACTCCGACGGTTGAAGCTCACGGCGCCAAAGAAAGGCAGCCACTACGCCACGATCAGTCGATGGTTGGAGGACGAGCTTCAGCCGGCATTGAAGAAGCGTGCGAAGGAGCTACGCGGACAGGGCTCGTTGCTGGGTAGAGATCTGACCACCGTACGCCAAGTAAACGCATTGGTGAGATTGCAGCAAGAAACAACAACGGTGCTCACTCGAGGGATGAATGACGGGTGGGTTAGAGACAACGATGCTGGACCGTTGGTGTTGAAGCCGATCAGAGTTGATCAGTTCGGTACAGGAATGCTGTGGAGACATTCGCGCAAATGGTTGTGTATGAGCGCGACCATCGTAAGCCCACAAGAACTAGAAGAGTCGTTGGGAGTTCGGGACGAGATGTCAACACGTCTTGTATCTGTGCCCATGACCTTCCCGGTTGAGAATCGAATCATCCACGCGATACCCGTTGCCAACATGGTCAATCGTGAGAAGGAGAAGGCATGGCCACTTATGGTGGAAGGCATCAATGCCGTATTGCAGCGGCATCCAGGGGAGAGGACATTGGTCCACTCTGTGTCCTATGCCTTGACGCAAGCAATTGTCCGTGGGGTCAAAGGGAGGCCCGTATTCTCCTATCGCAATTCAGGCGAGAGAGAACACACAATACGAACGTACCTCGAGACACCGGGCGCAGTACTGGTCGCGCCGAGTCTCGACCGAGGTGTTGACTTCAAAGGTGACCAATGCCGTGTGATAATCATCGCCAAGGTTCCGTATCCGTACCTGGGGGATAAACAGGTCAGCGCGCGAATGAACGGACCAGGCGGGAAGCTCTGGTATGCGGTGCAGACTGTACGGAGTCTTGTGCAGATGAGCGGACGCGGAGTACGAAGCAAAGACGACTGGTGTGTGACGTATATTCTCGATTCACAGTTTCGGAAGCGGGTTTGGAAGGAGAACAAGAGCCTGTTTCCTGGGTGGTGGCGAGAAGCTGTGGATACGAGACTAACGAGAAGGGAACTACTCAATGGACCACAATGACTTATACAACCGGTTCAGGTACCACAAGCCAGACGCAACGGCGGCGCGCAACCATGAGGATGTACGCGATCTCTTCATCCATATTGCGAAGGACTTGGATGAAGTTCTACCAGAAGGCCGCGAGAAGTCGCTTGTGATAACCAAGCTCGAGGAAGCAATGTTCTGGTCGAACGCTGCCATCGCGCGTCAGACCGAAATCGGCGAACTCGAGGATCATCCCGCAATGCAACCCGGCGTCGATTTCGACAACGCATGATCGCGGGGGACAGTAGGTGTACGGCAGTGACCCTATTGAGGCGACCTAGCGGTGCGGTATTACACACCAATTCCGTTCTCCCTCTAACCCCGTCAACCCGTTAGCTAACAACCACAGAAAGGATCACTCCCATGAGTGATGAAGAGTTTGACAGTTGGGAAACCGGATCAGGGCTCATCGAGTCCATCGACCGAGGGACAATCAAGGACGCGTACGTGAAGTACGACGACGAGTACCGCGACGGTGAGATCCCGTTGGTCTATTTCGTCATCCAATCCGACGATCCCGAAGATGGTGACGGCGGCGAGGTTGAGACGCGCTATGGCACCGGTCCCGGCTGGGAAGTCAAAGACGACGGCGCCCGCATCCAACGCGAAGACGGCAAGAACAAGAAGCCAAACGAGAACACCGCGTATGGCCGACTGTTGAAGGCCACCGTCGCGTGTGCGGGTGACACAGTGCGGAACCGCGGCGACGCGAGAGAGATGGCGACTTGGAAGGGCCTCACCTTCAAGTGGGGAAGCCAGGAGAAGACCTTTGCCGGGTTGAAGGATGAGGACACCGGAGAACCGGTGAAGAACACCATTCTCATCCCTGTCGAACTTCTCGACGCCGGCAAGGGTGGTAAGGGCTCAAGCAAGTCCAGCTCCAAGTCGAGTGAGAAGGCCGATGACAATGGTGGCGGCTCGAGCGATGAGTTGTCGATGCCGTTGAAGATCAAGCTGAAGGCGCTGGCGAAGGACCACGAAAGCTGGGAGCAATTCGCTGAGGCTGCGTTCACGGACTCGGACCTAAACGTCGAAGGCAACAAGGCAGCCACAGCCGCGGTCATGGATCAGACCGACAGTGGCATCTACGCTCAGGCTCACGCGAGCTGACTCGTGGCCAAATTCCGCGCCACCTACGACTACACCCGCGGCGACCCACTCCGGGTAGAGTTCAAAGAGATCCTGTTTGAAGCCGACTTCATCGCCTATGATGAATACGGCAGAGTAACGGGATGGAAGGGTGACGATGAACTTGTGTTCATCGGAGGCCCTCACAAACTGCGAGCAGTAGTGAAAGAAGGAGGTTGACAGTGATTGGCAGACTCGTCATACTCAGGTGAGTCTGCTAACCACTAACTGAAAGAGAGATGCAGATGTCCGACACCCAAGAAGCACAGACCGATGCACCGACCAAGCAGAAGCGCGTCCAGCCGAAGCCGGGGCTGAAGCTGGTCGATGCGATTCCCGACGAGCCGACCCGTGAAGGCAAAGGATCGACGGTGTACTTCGATCTACTCAACGAGATCAAGAACGACGAAGACCTGTGGGGCTCTGTCTTCCAGGTCAACGAGTTCCGGTCCCGCAATGGTGCTCGAGACGCCATCAGAGCCATCACCGGCTACACCGACAACGACGGTGAGGTCCACGAACCCGTCCGCGAGATCCCCGAGCCACCCGAGGGCACCATGTGGCATTTCGAAGCACGTCGATTCCGGTTCACCGGGGACGACGGCAAGTCGAAGACCGGTTCGCGCATGTATGTGCAATTACAGGCGTAGGAGGGGTCGTCGGCGCCGTGGAACGGACCCCACGAGCGCCGACACAGGCCCACCCACCTCAATCGACCTTTGTCATCGTTGAGGTGGGTGGGCCGACCACCACTAAGTGAGGGAAGTGAGGGGAGCGATGACACAGCTCAAGGAAGTCAACTACCCAGGTACGCATGAAGCCGAGTTCATGCCAAGCTGGCGTACCTGGATGTTCTGGTGGCGTATCGGACGTGATGCCACCATGGAACTTCATAGCGATGGATCAGGTCGAAGCAACTTTTATGACCCGACCCGTCGATACGATCTGCCCGTCTGGACCGGTGAATACATACCCGCAGATGAGCTACCAAGCGAAGATGTAATTCGTTGGTGTCTTCAACGCGGGTTGAACCCGTTGATGGCCATCACGTTCTAACGGTAATTTCGAGCAGGAGGTGAAGCAGATCTCATGAGCACCCAACGCGACGCGCTGGCAGAAGCAATCGACAAGGCTTGGCAGAACGACAGGTCGATCATCGAGTGGCAGCGTCATGACTGATTCTCGTCTCATCGTAACGGACCGAACCGACGACGAACGAATCGACCATCCGCAGACTGCCGAGGATCACGCTCTCGCTTCGGCGGCATGGGCCGATGGTCGGCGTTCAGGGTGGAACTGGTTCGCTTACGACATGGAGCATGGCCACGAACGGTGCGCCGTGCACGACTCGGCTCGGGCGGCAGCCCACGCAGCGGCGGCGTTCGCTCTGGCGGCAGTCCGATGACTGATTCTCGTCTCATCGTTGACCGAACAGCCCTAGAGAGGCGGGTGGAATGCGAGAAATGCGAAGGCTCAGGATGGACACGCCACAGTCCGTGTGATTGCTCTGGCGGATTCGTGGGCGTTGTTCTGCGTGAGTTTGTGGTGTTGGGTGACGCCCAACTACTAGTGCCATGCCCGATTCGCACTGAGCCAGATGGACCGGCTGCCTGCACGGTTTATCCTCAACTGGTAGGCGAGTGTCTCGATGAAGGTGAGTGTGACGGCACCGGCCTCGTCCCGGCTCCTATCGGTTCAATCTGGCGCGACGTGGAGATAGCCGAACGAGGCTACGAGAACTTCTACGACGGCATCGGCGAGCCTGACGTGGAGATCGTCGACGTCCCCTTCGCTCGTGTTCGGACTGTCCACGTAGTAGCCCGAGAGAAAGTGATCGCGTGCACCAGTGCGCTCTGTTCGCGTGTGGCTGCTCCGCATATCCGACGAAGTGCGCTGCACCTCCCACGCGACCTATACGCCGCGCTCCCCAACGGCGATCCTCTCTACGTTTTGGCTGGAGTGACCACACTATGAGCACGCCGGAAGGGACGCGAGTTGAGTATCGAGATTGGGACACCGACCCGTGGTGCCTCAATGGGTGGGGGCCAACCGTCAAGCATCCGAGCTGCAACTACACGGGCGGGCACTACTGCGTGAAGGACTACCTGCACACAGGCAGGTGTCGGTGTGAATGCGGCTCTACGTCAGCAACAAAGCCACCCGTTTTGGATGGAGTAGAGGCGCTGTGAGCGCCACACTCGGCTCGACTTTGCGGGCTCATCGACTGGGCTGGCGGTATGTCGCGCAGCTCGACGGCTATCTACGAGTGCGTGACGGCAAGGACGACCAGTTCGTGGTGGACCTGGCGGCTCCTGGCTGCATACCGAGCGACCGTCAAGCTGCTCGATGTTGGTGGGAATGTGACCCACCCACGAGAGCAGAACTGATCGCAGCAGTGCAAACCGCTGTCGCGGGAAATCTGCCACGTCCGCGAACGAAAGGACTGCGCTCGATCATGTTCACGACCGATGGAGTCGTCTGCGCTGGAGTGACCGCACTATGAGTGACGAACTGGTTACGTACAAGATGGCAGACGTTGTGAAGTTCGTACTAACTCTCATCATCATGGTCGCGGTCTTCCTCGTGACCGGATGGTGGTTACTGACGGAGGCTCCTTGGTGGATACCGTAGACACATCTGAAGGTGATGACCGACCGTCTATCTACTTCGATGTGGAACGCGATAAATGGATCTACCGCATGTCCGCGTTGTGGCAATGCAACCGAATGCTGATTGGTGTGCGTGGTGGACTGACACCACGACTTCCTCCGGATTGGTTGCTCAAACGGTTCGATGAAGGACGTGACTCCGAACCAGTCCTACGCGATCGGTTACGTGAAGGTACATTCAATTGGGTTGGTGACAGAGGGCCAACACTCGAGCGATTCAAAGTTCTCACAACGGACGATTCTCGCAGCTTCCATAACAACGACAGCAACGCATTCCCATTCGTGCATCTCGAGTCTGTCCATGATGCGCAGTTCACCGCTGAGATCCCGGTGTCCGACAACATCCTCGTTCGTGGCCACATGGACGATATCGTTCAGTTGTACCAAGCCGCCGAAGATTTCCCATACGATCTCGGAACGCGGTTTGTGGTCGAATACAAGAAGTTCCGGAAGGACTATTGGAAGAAGTGGATACGACACGGATTCGATGGTTTCCCCGAGTATCAGGGGCAGTTGAGTGGGTATATGGATGCAACGGGACTTCCCGCATTGTTTGTGGTCGGACAATGGGATGACGACGCCGAAAACAACATCGCAACCGTGGAAGCAGTAGTAATCGACACTCCACCCAAGTCCATTGGGAAACTGAAGCTCCGTGTGCTGATGATCGAGAAGTCCGCGGAAGTAGGACAAATGCCAGATGTGTGCGACACGAAGACATATCCATGTCCGTTGTTCGCCGAACTACACGACGAGGACGAACCGGCTGACGCGACAGTGCTTGACGCCGAGTTTGAAAGTGAGCTGGCAAAGTACGCGAGCGCGAGTACCATCATCAAAGACGAAGAGAAGAGGAAGAAAGAAGCGGGGAACCGGATCAAGAAACTCGCTGAACAGGCAGGGTTGGAGAACGGTGACGCGTTCATCGCCGGCGAGTTTGTTGGGACATGGCGGGAACAAGATGTTGAAGGTGGAGTGTACGAGAGGAACGCGTACACGAAACGGTACCCAGACTTCAAGGTGAAAGGAACCTGATCATCATGTACGAAGATCAACTAACTCGAGAAGAACGAATCCGCCTGGAAGCGCTCAACCAAGCGCACCAAGCTACAGTCACACAACGCACGTCTACATCTGAAGCCATCCAACGCGCCCAATACTACGAAGCGTACATCCGTGGTGATGACCAATGAGAAACGAAACGAAAGTCACCATCAGAATCAACTCATCCCCAACAAAGGATGGGTTCACTGTCTTCATCATCAAGTACGAGATCGTGTGGGATGACAACGACAAATACGTCAGCTCACGTCAGTTCGCGATGAATGAAGCGGGCAAATGGATCGAGTACGGGGACAACAATCTCCTGCCCGTCATTGACGTTGTTGGTCCGAATTGGATGCACCGCGGTAATCGTTGGTCGTCTGACACGAGTGGTATCCGCAACTTCCTCGCCGCGGTCAAAGACGAACTCGAGGAAGGTGACAAAGTACGCGTTGAGGTCATCATCTGATGCCACCTACCTACAAGTGTCCTCTCGCCACACCTGAACGCATCGTGACGTTCGGCATGGAGGACACCAGCAAATCGTACTCACCTCTACAAATCGCGCGTCGACTACCTGGATCCAACTTCTATGTGATGGATGTGGACTGGTCACCGTCCTATCATCGTGCTCTCGAGACAGACTTCTCCGACCTAACCAACGTGGAAGTAGTCGAATGTGACCCGGAGGATTGGATAGAACAACTATCCACCGCGGAGCAGTTGACGAAACGATGTGAACCGGGCGACTGGTTCGTGTATGACTCATTGACGCAACCTTGGCCCGCGGTGCAGGGATGGTTCACTGAGGAAGTATTCGGGCAGGATGAAGCCGACTACTTCCTCGAGGTCCGTAAGGCAAAGAAGGAAGCTGGGGACGCGAAGAAGAGTCTTGGTGCGTTGGATGGGTGGAAGGATTGGCCCGTCATCAACAAGAACTACAAGCGGTTGAACCGATTGATTCGTCAGTGTCAAGGTCATGTATACGCGACGTGTGAACAGACGAATATCACAACCGAAGACGACAAAGACATACGAAAGCTGTACGGTCAATACGGTGTAAGACCGAGTGGTCAGAAGGGTATCGGCCATTCGATGCAGACAGTGTTGTGGTTCACGAAGACCAGTAGTGGCCGTGAGATCACCACCGTCAAAGACAGGAATCGGACGAAATTGAAAGACGAACCGTTCGATGACTTCTTCCAGGATTACCTGGTGGATATAGCCGGATGGAAAGTGAGCTTCGGATGATCCTCACCTGGCTTACACTCGCATTCCTGCTCGTTACCCTCATCGTTGCCGTGGTGATAATGGTGATGGTCCACAATTCCACCGAAGAGATAGATGATCTCGAGACGCGGGTACTCCGACTCGAGCGCAAACAACATGATCGTGAGGACGACGGACAATGACCCAAATACCACCGATGAGCACAGCCACATGCCCCATGTGCCATGACTACCTGAGTGCTCATGCAGCCGATGGTGGATGCATGACGCCGGGATGTGGATGCAAGATCGTTCACAGTCAATTCGTGATGACTGAACGCGGATTGATGATCGGGGAGAAACAACCACAACCACCACAACCACCACAACCACCACCGCAAGAACAGGTACCAGCGTCCAAACCAGCACCCGAATCGGACATCAACCTCACCACTCCCGACATGCATGAGTACGCGGACGCTGACCCGGTAGTCGAACCAATGCCCAACATCGAAGGTGTCAATATCACCCTCATCGAAGGAATCGGGTTCGGATTCGCCGACGTGATGGACGAGAACGGTGCGTCCAAGATGCTCGCGTTGAGAATCACGGTACCTGGCGTGAATGAAGCCGGCGAGCTGGTTATGAATGTTGAGACGTTCGCGTGTACCGCGAAGATGATCCCAATATTGAGGGAACATCTGGAATGGATGGAACCACAGGCGCGCGCGGATGGATTGCTGGGCTGATGGATGAGATGACAGTATCAACGATCTGTCTTCTCACTCTCGCCATGTTCACTGGCCTACTCGTCGGCATTTGGTACGGCGCGAGAGTATGGGCCGAGTACGCGTATCGCGAAGATCTCCCCAAGTTCTTCTACCCCCGTCCATACGACGTCCTACTCGCCGTAAAGTTCCGGTGGCAAGTTGGTGAAATGGACGATGAAAGAGACTGAGCGTGTTGATCTCACCGACCGAACCACCAGAGCTACGCGCCATCGGACGAGTCTCAATGCTCACCGAAACCTACGGTTCCGACGTTATGTGGATGACGGCGGCAGGATGGGTGGGGATACAGCGCAAGGAACTGAAGGATCTTATCGCGAGCGTGCGCGACGGAAGACTTGGAATGCAGCTCAGCCAAATGCAGCGGTTGTCCGTAGCGGTATTGCTAGTCGAAGGTAAACCGCGTTTCACCATTGATGGTGAGATGCTGGTCGATTCGTGGGGGAATGATGCGAGTTTCACGAAGAAGCATTATCGCGGAGTGCTTTGGAGTGCTCGCGCGGCCGGGGTTCATATCGACTTCACAGAGACACTCACCGAGACAATCGAGTATTGCACTTGGTTTGAAAATTGGAGCCTCAAGGAGCGTCACTCCGGACTCCGACATAGGCCGGGTCCAGATACGAGTTGGGGGACACCGGGTCATCGCGATTACGCGGTACATGTGGTTAGTGGGTTACCTGGTGTTGGGACAGAGCTAGCGGGAAGAGTGGTAGATCAGTTTGGCATACCGTTTGGGTGGAAGATCACCAAAGAAGAGTTGATGACGGTCAAGGGGATAGGTCAGAAGAAAGCCGATCAAATGTGGAAAGCGATTGAGGGAGAAGAACAATGAGAATCAACGTGTACTCCGAGGAACTCACGGATGAATGTGAGTGGGTGAGCAAGACTGTCAATGTCGAGAAGACGGGCGAGATGGTCACCTTCTACGGCATTCGAGTCTTCCTCAAATCAGCGCCAGAGCTGCACCAAGGTGACGATGATGACCGGAGCGCGATCACGTTTTGGATTCCGTGGACCAAGGCTGATGGCTACAACTTCAGACTCGTTGATGACATCTTTGCCAAACTGCGATTTCTTCTGGACGACGCTTCAGACGCCGCGGATCTCGCTCATGGATGAAACAACCACCGAATCCGGGCTCATCGTCCCCGAACCCGACCCTGAACCTATCACCGTCACCATCGACGGCGAAGAGTTCACCTTCACACCTGACCAGTACGTCGATTACCTCAACGACTGCGAGAAGTGGGGTGAGGATCGCGTCAACCGTCTGCTGTACCTGAAGCAAACAACCACCAAGTTTCAGCTTGAGAACTCGATCATGCTTCCCCCACCGGAAGCCACCAAGCTCCAATTCCAATCCATCGTCAACAAGGTCTACGGCAAGGACAACGCGATTGATTGGGAGATCGACTTCTTCGAGTTGATTGATGAAACACTGAGGAACATCCCCAAAGAGGCCATCGAACAAGCACAAGAGGATCTCGCGTCGCAACAGGCACGCGCGCAGCTACTCGATGGAGTGATGGGGAATCCGTTGGCTGCAAATCCGGAAGGCATGAACCGGCAGCAACGACGGCAACGCGCAAGGGACATCGCGAAAGGACTGCAATGAGCGACATTGGTGGAGTTAGTGATCCGAAGACTCCAGGGGAACCGGAGCGCGAAAAGTCAGCGCGTGAACACTCCGAAGAACTACTCGAGAAGTTGGCGCGCGTGCTCGAACTCCCTGATGGAACTGGTAAGTTGAAGTATTCGCTAGCTTGGATGCACTCAAGCATGGTGGATGCAGACAATCCGTGTCGCGCGGTGACCACACCAACTGGTACGTATCTGGTGACGGTACGAAGGTTGTCAGCAGCGAGTATCAACCGAATAACGAGGCGATCGTGAAGGCATACTGTCCGATCCGTCAAACAGTGCAACAAACCTTCCGTTCAACAGGCTCAACCCAATCCGATCAGGTGACCTTCGAGTCTCACACCAAGAAGGACCACACCGACAACGAGGTTGAGTGCGCGGCCACAAAACGTCAATGGCGGTTGACGGTCTACTAATGAATCTTGGTGATCTCGAGGCGATGTTCGGTGACGTTGACGTTCAGGTCACCTTCGAGCGTCATGGCCATGACCGCGCGCTCCTAGCTCGAGCCCGAGGTCTGGTACGCCGCCACACTCTCGCCTGTACCGCCTGCCCGGCTCACGCCCTCTGCCACGGACCCACGCCGGCCGAGCTGCCCTCACGGCCCCGTTTCCTGGTGATCGGTGAGGCACCCGGCCCTGAAGAATCCCTCCGTGGGCGTCCGTTCATCGGCCGAAGCGGCAAGCTCTTGCGTGCCATGTTCGACCGCGCGCAAATCAATCCGACATACGACGTCGGGTATGCGAATGTGGTGTCGTGCTTCCCCAACGATGACGGCAAGATACGTCAACCAACCGAGCGCGAGATACGCGCGTGCAGCAAGAACCTGTGGGAGCAGATCGAAGCCGCAGGTGTTGATTATCTGCTGCTCGTTGGGGCGCACGCGTTAGCTCAGTTTCGTACCGATCTCAAGGTAAGTGAAGTTGGCGGCAAAGTCTTCGTGTGGAAGAAACGATTCTTTGTGATGCCAATCCTTCACCCCGCGTACATCTTGCGAAATATGGGTGTGAAGAAGATGGTCAATAGACAGCTCGCGTACTGGCGTGAAGTTGTATGGAGTGACCAAGGTCTGAAGGCACTAGGGATTGCGTGTGTGAGATGTGGCGCGTCTGCACACGCGTACGATCCTGACGGTGTGCCGTTGTGTAAGTACCACGAGAAACGAGGCATGGAGACGTGGAGAAAGCAACAACCCGGATTCGTCAAGACCCGGAAGAAGTCGCGGCAAGAGGGGACGGAGTTGCTCTGATTGATGGTGGAAGCTCACACCCCGCGAAGTTCTCGAGTGAAGTAACCGGACAGATCATTCGAGTTATCAACGAGAAGATGGGACCAGACGCGACAGGATTCGTGCTTGACCCGTTCGCGGGAGTGGGACGAGTACACAACCTTCGCCGCCAATATTCAGGGTTGAGAACTGTTGGTATCGAAATCGAAGCACCTTGGGCTGACATGCACCCAAGTACATTGTGCGCGAACTCATTAGATATCCCGTTCCGAAGTGAAACGTTCGATGTGATGATTACCTCACCGACGTATGGCAACAGGTTCTCAGATCATCACAACGCGCAGGATGGAAGTAAGAGGACGTCATACACCCATAATCTGCGCGCATTCCTGGACGATCCCGAATACAAACTGAATCTCGAGAACACCGGCTACTACGCCTGGGGGAATACCTACCGCGCGCTGCATCGAAGATTGTGGAAAGAAATAATGAGGGTGATGAAGCCAGGCGCGATCATCATGCTAAACGTGTCCGACATCATCCAAAAGTTTGAAGTTCAACAGGTGGTGAGATGGCATCGGTCGATCTTGCGGATGAACGGTGTTGAGTGGGGACCGGGGAGTGAGTACAGCATTCAGACGCCGAGAATGCGACAAGGGGAGAATTGGAATCTGAGAGTGAGTAACGAGAAACTGTTAGTGGGAGTGAAGAAGTGAGCTTCTTCGGCGAACTCGAGTCAGGACCAATACCTGACGTTGTAGAACCGTTTGTTGCATACAAACTATTTCGAGAACAGGACATACGACTGGTGAGTGGTTTGTCTCGAACGGTAACGTGGAAGCCGGGAGAGTTCCTGACTGCTACATGCGATGTACCTTCTCAGGGTCCGTTTCCCATCGGGTGTATTGCCGGATGCAGTGACTACAATAGCTGTGATCACAACTACATTTACGAGACCTCCATACCGTGCAATCCGTGTCCTGGACCAAATGACGGTAACCATGGCGGATTAGGTTGTGGTATCTACTCATATAAGGACCCCCTTGATGCTTGTAGACATGGGCAGATTATGAATGGTAATTTCATCCTTGGGCGCGTTTTGGTATGGGGAATCACGTATCTGTACGAGAAGGGATACCGAAGTCAGTACGCGCGGGTTGACGCGCTTTACACAAACGAACATTTCCATTTGCAGCGGATGCCTGAAGCTCTCGCGCGTGAATACGGTGTGGACCTACTCGAGCTTCAAGCAGTACCGGTAATGCTTGATTCGCAAATTGGATTTAGTGGGATGGCTAATTTGATGGCCGGTCAAATGTTCGCACCCAACCCTCTCTACTCGCGAATCGCTCGTGGCCCGGGAGTGATGAAACAAAGCCACATCCAATCCTTCACCCTCTATCCCACACAACCATCGTCATCTCTTCTTTGGACGCCATTCAGAACCGACGACGATGGTGATGAAGCCGACATCATCTCAACACTCACACCAACGTTGATACTCCCCGAGGATCTCACAAACGCGTACAACTTTGAGATTTCCATACAGCCATTCCCACAACACCGATTCGACCGAGCAATTCAACTGGTCAACGAAACGAGGAACGATGGGTGATCTTGGCGAACCAGAACAAGAAGAACCGATTATGGTTCCTGCACCACCGCGACGGATACCGAGAGAAGAACCGAGTCCGAAGCCGGTGGAAGAACCAGTGAGAAAACCGGAGAAGGTGCCGGCGTGAAGTGTCCAACGTGTGACGGCAACGGGTGCGAAGAGGGGTGTGGGCTGCGTGGTGGATGCACTTATGTCTACGCCGGCCCCGATTCACATAGACGTTGTAGAGCGTGCAACGGGACGGGGAAGAAGGAAGAAGAGTGACCAGCGTCAAGAGGACGGTGAGGAAAGATGGGTCGATCCGTGTTCGTTACGTTGCCAGACCCCGTGGTCTTGGTGGAATCCCCATCTTCCTGGGTGAGAAGGTCACAAGAGAAGAGGCACTCGAGACTGAGCGTCTATTCCGAGAGAAGCGCATGGAACGGCTCGAGGCAGACCGACGTGGAAGAAGAAGGGTGAGACGGTGATGAAGGGCTGGTTCCTCGCGTACTGGATCGGTGGACCATTTGACGGAAAGTGGTTAGCCGCGACAGAACGACAATGGAAACAAATCGTGGACGGTGGTGTAGCTGAATATCTACCGGAGTGGCAGATGGCGGGGCCGTACCCGGTGATGGTCATGTGCTATCAGGAGTCGTTAACAAATGCCGTCTGAGTGCATTCATGGGCTCGAGTTTGGCTGCACCATCTGTAGTGGTATGGACAAAGATGATCCACCTGAGGAAATCATCGCCCACTTCCACGCGAAATACGAAGGGCAGTGTTCCGGGTGCAATCTCCCCATTCATCTAGGGGAACACTGCGTGAAGCTCTCGAGTGAACGTGTCGTCCACTACGACGCGCACCAAGTTCGACTCTTGGAGTTGACCAATGCCATCTGAAGAACTTCTCGAGCCTTACTACATCGTGCGGGTAGTTGCACCATGTGAATGTGGTCAGTTGGATTACGCCGAGCACTACATACTCCGCGTGCACGCAACGGGTGAGATCCTCGCGCACGTTCTCGAGTATGTAGTGGTGTTGTTGTGGGAGGAACTCAAGAAGCATCGTGACGCTGACGGGTCCACCGCGATTCTTGAGAAGGCCATCTGGTCCTGCCAACGGCCACTCGCGCGCCGGGACTACCGCGCTGACCGAGACGAGCTGTTTGGCTGACCAGGGCATTTGCCACCATTCCGCCTGAGCTGCCCTCACGGCTCACGCGTGAGCGCCCCGCGCCATTGTGCGCGGGGCGCTCTGGATTTCAACCACGGGCTAATCTAGCCCTGTGGATATCTCCGATCGGAGCTGCCGGCGAAGTGCGGCCATACTTCAGTCGCCGCCCGGAGGTAGATGCGGCGCGACTCGAGACGTGACGTCGATCGCGTTCGATTTGTAGGCCGGCGCGCGAGCTGCACCCAACAACCAACCGAACCACGGTGCGACATAAACCTCAAGCACACGTACAACGAGGTAGTACGCCGCGGTAATGACTGCGGTGACAAACGCCGTTGCTGTCGCATCATCGAGTGTTGCACCAAGTCCTGTCGCCCAGGTGATGATGACCGCGACGATCGGAGGAACAAATGTGCGGACAATGGAAAGGCCGAGTTCCTTTATGGGAGTTTCGACCGGTGTGGGTAGTGCCATTGTTATTCTCCTTCTAGGTGGTCCTTGAAAGACTTACTGAGAGTGTCGAGCTTTGACTTGGTTTGGTCTGCCTTGTATGAAACGCCATCGACCTTACGATCCACTCTGTCAATCTTGGTGTCAATACCATTGACAAGGGAGTAGATGTCGGGGAAGTCTTGAGGACGTGAGTTCACTGCGCGGTTGATCTCACCAACCTGAAGTGACATGCTCTGGCCGACATCACGACTCTTGCGCGCGCTCATCCAAGCAAACGTGCCGGCAATGGTCGGTGGAATCGCCGCCACGGTAACAAGCACGATGCCCTCAATTAGTGACAACGCTGCTAGCATGTCCGTGCCCCGAATCTGGTTGCGCTCGCCTCGAGCCGTTGGATAGGATGGGCTCGAGGCGCTCCCCTTGCGCTCGCTCCCACCGGCCCCCGGATCTCACCCTGGGGGCCGGTGCGCGTTCACCCCTGCGTTACTGTGTGGCGACGACATTGACGATACGAAAGTCGATCAACGCCGTTCCACCATCGACGTCAGCGCGATGATCCTCGAGCACTTTGCCGGCGAAGAAGTAGAGCCCTTGCGCGTACGCAACTGTGTCGGGATTCGGCATGTGTGACGCGAGCTTGGTGACACCATTGACGAGAAACTCGCCGCGGTCACGGTGTTTGATGAGAAAGTCGTTGTCAACCTTCATATTCTCTTCCTCTGGTTGTGGTGATGGTGTTGGCGCGGGGAGTTCGGGTAGTGGGCCACGATTCGGATCAAGAATCCAATGCCAGTCTTCAGACTTGACCGACGCGAGTAATCCAGCTTCGACCCAAATGGCGTTGGCCGCGGGGATTGAACGTGGGCCTGGTGACCAATCCCCTGCCTTCCCTTTCTCATGATCACTGGTACCGGGGATCGCGGTAACCGGATGACACAACAACGGCGACTTCTGGTAGATGTCGAAGTGAGTTGGACCACAGTTCTGTATGCGAAGACGAACCTGATGATCATTGGAACGCCAACCCGACACGAGGATGAAGTAGATGCCCAGCTCGTCAAGGCACCGTCGACGCGCGTAGTTGCTACGAACCCACAGTTCTTCCTCCATTTGCACGGCGTTACCCTGATCGCCGTCCCACATCGGAGTCTGCACAAGATCAGCCATGTGCTACCTCACCGAAGTCATGTCCGACCGCGCGCAACTTGGCGCGTATCGCATCGTCGTTGTTTCCTCTCGGTACCGGGTACAGATCCTCCATGAACTCGTCAGTCGTCACTCCCAACGCGCGACAAAGACGAAACTTCATGGTTGGTGACGGAGGTTTCTTCCCGGAAAGAAGATTGGTGATGGTGCGATCGGAGCAGTCACATTTCGCCGCAAGTTGATGCACCGCGATCCCGCGTTGTTTCATCAACTTGCCAAGTTTGGTGTGTGTCGATGGGCGTTTGCCTTTGCCATTAGCACCCATCAGAGACTAAACACCGCCTCGCGTAGAGACGTGAGGATGTTTGGCGCCGTACCAGGATTGGCTTGGTACGCGCCGAGCTGACCTTGACGCTTGAGTTGATTCACTGTCTCAACTACCCCCTCGAGAGACGGATATTTGCGTAGATCACTGGTGTCACCCTTGAGAGCCTTCTTCAGAGCGTCGCGCAGTCCTTCATCACGCGCGATCTCAGCTTTGAAATGCTCTTGAGGAAGATTGATGTCTTTGACGACAACAGGAAGGCCAAGCTGAGAACGGAGGTACCGTCCGGCAGCCTTCGGGTCACGTTCGTAAAGGGATTTGTATTCATCCGATGCACCCGCAAGTCCAGCCAAGACACGAGTTTGAGGAATGGTGTTCTGGATGAGGTTCATCGCGGGGTTGCCAGCGTCAGCCTTCAATCGACCGGTGCGTGGATCGTACTGAAGGTTTGGGTACAGCTCCGGACCACCTTGTGCAGTGTTGACACCAAGCTGCTCGAGGATCGTGCCAACAATCGGGTTCGTATTCCCCGCCAAACCAGCCAACGTCATCATCGACGCGACATCCCGGAACGGATTCATACCACCAAAGTTGACGGTGGTGACATTGCCACGCTCGTCTGGTTCTCCGAGTACAAACGCGCTGAGAAACGATTGGGGGATGCCGGTACCCAAGTCTTCGATTTCGTTACGCGCGAACGAGCCCATGAGAGACGCGCGAATTGGATGATCGAACGGGTAGGTCATCGCATACTTGAAGATGTGTGACATGAACCCATAAAACGGAAAGACATGACGAATTACTTGGCGTTCGATCGGCGTCATCGAATCCCACGACTGCATGATCTTGCGCGCTTTGGTTAGCCCGGCAACTTGTGCAGCTTCGGGAGTTAGGCCACGGGTAAGCGACTTGTCGAACCCCTCGAGGTAGGCCATGACACGGTAGGTGTCATCGAAGAACGCGTTCATGTTGAACGACTTCTCGATAACCTTCTGGCCGGCGTCAGTTACCTTCTCGAGCGACTGAATATACGCGTGGCCGCGTGGATGATTTGCTGCGGCCTGATCCGCAAGACGTTTGAGCGTCTTAGTCCCGTAGTAGTTGAACTCGATTGTGTCGCGGCCGATAGTGCCCAAGGATCGGCGTAAAGCATCTGGCAATCCACCCGTGTCTGCGAGGCGTCCTATCTCGCCAGTACCGCCAGCTTTCACATCTTTGAGGATCGCGCGCGCGTCCCCGAGATATCTCCACACACCAGGGCCGGTACGCGCCTGTAACATGGCAGCGCCACCGATGATGTTGTAGATATGCCAACGAGGGGACAGAGGAAGAAGCGCGGTACGAAACGCTGTCATAATCGGATCAAGAGGGGAAGTGAGCTTGCCAGGACCGGGTGCCATACGCTTCAGGTTGTTCTGCACAGCCTTCGGCAGCCACAAGTTCTCACCAGAACCTGCGGTTACTTTACCGGCTTTCCACGGTGTCATCTCACCTGGCGTCCACTGGCCCCACTCCCGATTCATCAATTCCTGTAGATGACCGGTCACGTCCTTCGATGGGTCCACCTTCGCACGCGCTTGCGCGGCGGGCATGTACCGCTGAGTGAGTTCGTTCGTGGTATGCGCCATCGTGTCTTTGAGCGTGTCAACAAACTGCTCCGAAACCTTACGGTTGATGAGTTCCATCGCCTGATGACCAAGCGCGATGTTCATGTCCTGCGCGTGAGGGGTCATATCCATTGTGCGTTTCTTGACTTGAGAGACCGTGTTGAGAGTCTCACGAATCTGTGGATACTGAAGTGCGATCTCAGCATTGGTTGGCGCGCGATGGACAAAGATTGGGTCATGGCCTGAGGCTTTGAGTTCCCCCCACATCCTCCCGGCATCTTCCATGAAGTCCTTACGTAGACCTTCATCCCACCCATCAATCGCGGTGTAATTCCGATCCGCAAAGGCTTGCATGATTGCCGCTTCTTGGGTATCTGAAGCCGCGTTCGCAACGTAGTGACGTTGGAGACGCGACATAGCCTCACGTTCGACTAGAGGTTGAAACCGCGCTGGAACCGATTCGTCTAAGACACGTTTGTGAACTTTGTCGGCAGCTACCGCGCGTCGGATGTCGGTACGGATGTTGGCGATGGCAGCAAGAGATTGATTCCCGCGTGGTCCGGGGAGTGGCCCGACATTTCGCGTGGCACCAAGAAGCGTCTTTCCACGCATGAGCCCGTTGTAAACCTTGAGAGCTTCAGCGTACTCGCCGGCGCGGAGATGGTCGATGAGTGGTTGGATTCGGGCATCATTGGTAGCCACCTGCTCGAGACGGGGGATGACATCAACTTGGATTTTGCCGGTAGCAGACGCAGCCTGCTTTGATCGAGTACGGATCTTTGAGGCAGTAGATGGGTCGTAGAACTCGCCACCCAATTCGTCCATCAAATCCATGGCTGTCGCGGTATTACCCAACTGACGGGTCTGCTCGCGATACGACTCGAGATATGCAAGCTCATTCGGTGGGAGTTGTTGCACCGCGTCATCAGTCGAACGGAACATTTCTGCGATCGGCTTGAGTTCGATAGCACGCTGTGACGTAACACCGAACTCTTTCTCCGCGCGCCCATACACGAATTCAGCGGCCTGTTGCGCGCGAACAAGATCAGGGTCAACCGTCTTCTCCGTACCTTGAAGAATGCCGCGCGCCTGCGCGCTAGCTTGTGCTTCAAGTTGAGAAACTTGCTTCGACTCTTTGCCAAAGGTTTCACGAAGAAGAAGACCGGGCTTTGTATGAGAGAGAGGATCGGTAATGCGACCGAGCTTCCCAGGGATCAACGCGCCAGACTCATCTAGAGTCTTCGTAGCCATCGCGCGTAGAGGGTTGATTCCCTGAGCTTTCGCAGCCTTGCCAAGCGCCGTAGACGCGGCTGCCTTCTGTGCTCCGGGGATGACATCGAGTGCGGTGAAGACGGGGTTCTCGAGGGCGGTGGTGATACCTTCTGGTCCTTCGGCGATGTTGCCAACGGTGTACGCTCCTGGAATCAGACGCACACCCGGTGCGCGCGCAATAGCTGAGATCGGGTTCATACCCGCTTCTTGGTTCTCGCGTACCTTTGACGCGAACTGTGGAAGTTCTTTGATCTCTTGCACTGCCGCGAATGGGAGCTTCGGGATAGAAGTAACGAGGTCCTGAATGTTGGAGATCGCATTTCCCCACACATTGACCGCAGACTTCTTCGGCTCCGGTGTAATTGCTTTGTTCTGAATCGCGCTGAGAACGGCAAGAGAAGTCTGCCGACGTGAGATTGGTGGCTGACCACGCTGCACACGTTGAAGGTCGAAGTCAATGAGCGCGTTACGAATCTCCGGTGGTACCTGCTCGAGATCGCTACCGATGTCGTTGTATTTGTTGACGAACGATCGTTGCGCGCGAGGAAGATTGACCGAGACGGGAGAACTGGGATCGGCTTCGGTGGGGAACGCTGGTGCGTACTCAGGTGACGATTGAAAGAGTTCGGTTCCAGGTGGTTGAGTGCCGTATCCGTAGTCCGGTTCAAGTGTGCTCATCCACCAGCCGCCTGAGCCAACGCCGCGAGAGAGTCATCAGATGAACCCCCACCAGATTGTGCTTGAGCTTGCGCGGCCTGAATCGCCATGAGCGCCGGTAGTGCTTGTGCGGAATTGAGATATGCAGCCGCCTGTTCATCAGCACTGGCACGACGATTCGCGGCTTGAAGACGGACAGCATCAGCCACGGCCGGCGATGACATACGTCCGGCGATTTCATCGAAGACTGCCGCGTTGGCATAAGCCGAATTGCGGGACCGTTCCGTTTGGGGCTGCATGTAATTGGCGATAGCAGCCTGCATACCGAGCATTCGTTCTGGTGACATCGGATTGGGGGTGTACGTCTTGATGGCGTTCTCAGCCTGATCCAAGATCGTCTTCCGCGCTGTCTTGTCGTCACCGGCCAACTCAAGCCCGACGTTGACTTGAGTGAGTAAATCCTTCTGATCTGAAGACGTCATACCAACCTTGGTCGCGAGATTCGACAACGCGCCAAGACGCGAGTTGAACTTCATCTCTTCCTTCTTCTTGGACGCGTCGTCACTCGAGCCCATGAGAATGTTCCCGACACCACCAATGGCCGCGCCACCAAGCGCACCAACGGCGGTACCAAGACCAGGCATCACCATCGAACCCAACCCGGCACCGATACCCGCGCCGCCAATCGCACCGGTCAACCCACGATCCAGATTTGAGTTCTTCCCACCAACATCCAACGGGTCGATGAGATGCGTTGCCGCGAGAGTGCCACCCAGCCCGTACAACCCACCACGAATCGCGCCACCAGCCTTCAAACCGGTAGCAAGTCGCCCAGCACCCTCAGCCGCGAACGGGGTGACTTGTGCGCCACCGGCCGTCGCGAGTTTGGTGCCGAGGGTACCGAGCGACTTTCCCGCTGCTTGACGAGCCATCGCATTCTCCGCGAACGCACCCAGAGGACCACGCGCGAATGTGGGCGCGGCTTGTGCTGCCGACCCTGCTACTGATGCCGTCGTAGGTGCGGCCGAAGCAACCTGTGAACCAAGACCCGGAACCTGTTGTGTCGCGGTCGCGGGAAAACCGTTGGGGCTCATCCCCATAACACCTTGAGGAACGGCACCAGTCGGCGCCATCGGTGAACCGGGAATAGCTTGGCCGGCGTTGAGCGCGCGCAACCCTTGGCTTGGGCGCATGGGCAAAGCGCGCTCAGCAACACCGGCTGACGGTCCTCCTGCGAGCTGGCCTGTCAACGCTGACTGACCTACAGGTGTACCCAGCCACTGAGCCGCGCCCTGCCCACGTCCGTACGCGCCGGAGACGGCACCACCCAACCTTGTTTGAGCGGGAAGAACAGACGGCATACGTTGACCGGTACGAGGGTCAATCAGCGTGGAAGTCGCGGGACCAGTTGGCGCGGTTGGACCCATCGCGGTGATTTGCGCGAGGATCTGTTGAAGACCGGCAGTTGATGGACCGGATGGTGCTGTAGGCATCAGTTGCTCCTGGGAACGCACTGAAGAAATGCAACACGCGCATACTTCGCTTGATCAGAGTCCTTGCCGTACCAAAGTTCGTATTCGGATATGTATTGGTCCGCTTCTTCTTGTGTGAGGATCTGCCCGCAACACATCGCTTTACTGGGTGGCGGCATAAGACGTCCTATCCGGGGAAGTAGCCGGCCGCGCCAACCGCTTGCTGAATGATCTGTGCGGCGAGAGCTTGTTGTTGCGCATCGTTGGACGACATCGCGTCCATGAGCTGACCAACCGACATCGTTTGATCGAGGTTGAGACGCGCGAGCCCTTGCTGAAGTTGGGCGCCAAGAATGTCACCTTGCACGCCGAGCTTTGCGGCTTCATTATCGAGTGTCTTCTGGCGGTCACCCAAGCGCGCTTGTTGCTCCGCGGTGCTCATGCGACCTAGTTCTTGGTCGAAGAGAAGATTGGACTGTGATCGTTCCGTACCTGTTTGCAGCTTCTCTTGCTCGATGTTGATGCCGGCTATTTGTTGCGCGAGGTTGTTCTGTATATCGGTACGTTGCGTGTTTGTGCCGGCTGCCGTGTAAGCACCACGCGCGGTTGCGTCCGAGTTCAAGTTGCCGGTGGTCTGTTCGGCACCAAGATTCGCTTGGTTGCGCTGAACTTGAAGACCACCCAAACCAGAGCGATAGTCACGATCCAGATACCCAAGCATCGCCGCAGTTTGACGATCCTTAGTTCCCTGCACGTTACCGTAGTAACCAATTTGACGATTCAATCCGCCACGTTCGATGTCGATGTTGCCGCGGTCATAACCAAGTAGCTGACGACGGAGATCGGATTCACGCGTCATCCCTGAAGCTTGCTGACCATATGAAGCATTGATCAGAGGAATGCGTGCTTGCTGCGCGTCATACTGACCGCGCATTGCTGCGGCTTGGCCAGCGTTCACAGTAGTGTAAAACCCAAGTGACTGTTGATATTGTGCTTCGGCTTGGGCTCGAGCTGCCGCGTCATTCTGTCGTCGTTGCTCATCTTCTGCATACGCGTTCGCCGCGCCACGACCAACGTTGTAGCCCATGTTGTTCTGACCGGTGGCGGGAGGGGCAGCTTGCGCGTTACCAACAACCGAACCATCAGGAAGCTTGTACTTGGTCTGGCCGTTCTCTTCCCACTTGTCGATATACCCACCAGGTGCATCCGAACTCGCGAACGTATTCATCTGAGACGCGAGAGGGGAGGATGTTGGCGCTTTGTAATTGGGGCGGACCGCGAAAGTTGATGCAGTAGGCATTAGCTATCCCGCGTACAGCCAAGCCGGCAACCCGAAGGGGATTTCCGGTGCGATCTCAGATGGGTTGTCAGTGAGCTGACCGGTAAGAGTCAGCATGTCGGTCATCTTCTCGTCGTACTCCGCTTTAGCTTCCTGGTGTCGTGGATCGCGGTCACGTCGCAACGCGCGATACTCCGCGTACGCATACACCAGATCATCCCAGCCTTCAGGGATGTCAAGTGTTGAACCATCTGAACCACCTTCAATGTCGATGATGGACGCGAGACGGTAATAGGAAACGGTGATGGTGCCAGCGGTGGACGGGATCGGATAGAGCTGAATGGTAACGGTGGGAACGGTACCACGAAACGTCCACATAACCGGACGTGCTTGTGACTGTTCTTGACCAGTCCACCACACCGAATCCGCAACGTTGAAGTCGTAGAACTTGAGGGTGTAAACGGCAGTGTTTCCCGTCTCACGAAGTTCGACCTTACTTATGCGGATCATGTCGACGGGACCAGGGTAGGTGCCGTCACCCGCGGTGATCGCGATGTCGTCGGAGTCGCGAATGGATTCGGTCTTCCGGCTGACATCTTTGCAGCCTTCGTTGATGCACATACGGAGGAACGACTCGGACCAGTTGTCCTCTTCAGGCTCGTCTAGGCGCTCCCGGACCTCAGCCAAGGCTTCGGTCATCGTTGCCGGCATCGGTCCTCCCTACGGATCACGGGGCGGCTCTGCGGCTCGATTCTGGCACCGGTCCTGCACCCGGTCAGTACCCCCAGGATCGGATTCGGGACGGGATGTGGCGCTCTAGCTCGAGTGGGGCTCACGGCTCGTTGACGACTTGGATCACGCGCCCGTCAAAGAAGTTCTCTGGTGTTGCTTCCTGAACGCTAATCGTGAAGAAGTCCTGAGGATCGAAGTTGATGGTGCTTCCACCACCCATGCGAATCTCCACCGTCATCGCGTACACCCCCGGCTTTACACCTTGAAGCCGAAGAAAGTTTGCAACCGCTTGGCGCGTACCGGGTGCAAAGGTAAACTTCGCGACCTTGTAAACATAGGTGCGAAGATCGTTACCGGTTAGGGTGATGCGAATAGCCATCTCATCTGCTGCCAACACCTGACCACTATCATCATTATCGGTAGGTGGATAAGGCTGATAGTTCGCCGGATAACCAGCCAGGTTACGAACGCGTCGGTAATCAGGTTGGTCGTTCTGATTTACCGGAAGACCCTGGTTGCCGGCGAAGAGAAGTAGCAACATTAGAGCCTGGTGATGGTGAAGTCTGCACGAAGATCAGATGAGGAAGCTGCGGTATAGGCGCCCTGAGCCACGAAAGCAACTTTGAGGGTTGTGCCAGTACCGGGGGGAGCAAACCCCATATCGACCACCTTCGTCGCCACCGCGTTATCAACGAAGGTTGTCCAATCCGTCGTGAGGATATGAATGACACCCAATATGAAAAGAGTGTCGGTGTCGGATGGATCGAAGGGCGCGTTATCCGTAACAGAGGGAGTGGCGGTATCATCGAACACCACCAAATCAATGGCAACCCCCTGTGCGGCTTTATCAACGACAGTTACCGTGTGTATGATGCCGGCCGGTTCTGCGCCCTGTGAAGTCGCGCTCATGGTTGGGATGCTGGTACCAAGATGATCTCCCGCCGCGTACGCCGCGGCGACCAAAGTTGGTACGGCAGTACATCTAACCATGTTGGTACGAGAAGCTGTATAGACGGCTACACCCTCCACACCAAGAGAGCGTCCGGCAAGATCACCACTATTGGTCCCGTTGGGTCCAAGAGCTACCTTGACGCGCTGGAAGTGAACGCTACCAATATCGTCAGTCGCGATATCCGTGGTGGTTCCAGGGTCAATTGCAACATTATCGGCCATACGTGCTCCTAAGCCTCATCAGGTAAGAGGAAAGCAGACAAACTCACCCGGACAATCACATCACTATAATTCTCTGTCTTTTGCAACACGGCAACATTTGTCGCGCCAAACAGGGGAACGTAAGTAGTGCTATCGGTTGACCATGCTTCGGGCTCATGTACCCCATAATGAACATCGGGGTAAAAAGGAAGGTAGTTGGTCTGCCGTTCGATCTCGCGGGTGTTACGTGAAGAAAGATCGTTGGTACGCGCGCCAACTTCAAACCCAAGTCCAAAACCGCGCAGTGTGGATGGATCAAGTTGAGTGCCATCATTGTGGACACCTTCACCAGGGCCGTCATACTGCGCGCCGGCAGGAAGTCGAAAGCCGTACCGATGAAGACCGTAACGGGGATCGTTCTCAATTGAGCCGGGGTTCTTCGCGCCATACGCGGCTGAACGACCTAGACGACGATTCAAGTCGAAAGTGGACTTGTTGGGTTTGTCGATACCGGGGATGCGACCCGTTGGCATCGACACCGACTGCCTTACCTGTTGTTGATCTTGGTTCATACCACGCGATCCAACAGGACCGATCGGCATGAGGTTGCGCATGGTACCAAGAGCTGATCCGACAGCGCGTCGAATCGCATCTCGAGGCATACCAATAGACAAACGTCGTGCTTCAGGCAGCGGCACCGCGACTCCCTGAATGAGTTTCCTGGAACCCTACTGTCGCGCGCAACACTGCCGGCGCAGCAACATCACCATCAAAGCCTTCAGAACCAAGCGAGTAGAGCGCGAGCTGAACGTCGTGAGATTCAACAGAGACTTCAAATCGACGCATGATCGGACGATCGGGGGAGTCGATGGTGATGGTCTTGACATCGGAGGACGCGCTCGTACCGATCAGTTCACACGCGATTGATCCTTGACCTTGCACCATTACCACAACTTCACGCATCTTCAACATGCGATTGCGGGTACGTGCCAGAGGCTGTGACTTCCATTGGAAGTATTGACCACCAATGGTTATGTCGTACCGATGCCAGATCGTTGTCTGATCCGAGTCGATGTAGCCGGGAACCGCGTACACGTTTCCATTCATGGAAACGTGATAGGAGTGATACGAGAGTGAGTCGTCACCACCGGGCTCGAGGGTGAGGTTCGGATGAAGCCGGAACCATCCACCAGTACGCATGTCCAGAACCCAATTGTTCGGCGCGTACAGGAACGGGAATGAATAGTTGAATTGGCCGCGCGGTTGACCAATACGAAGAAACAGATCACTACTATCGTCTACTCGCCAGAACCATCCCTCGAGTTGCTTTGATAACTGTTCGGCCGTATCTCCACCGGACCACAACCAGACACCATAACGAGTCCCATACACATACCCCTTATCTGTGACAACACCCAAGTTGGCGGCACCATACGTGCTAGGAACCCCAGGGTACCGGATTACGGTCGGGCGCTCGAAATCACCACGAACAACAACACCACCACCACGTTCCTTCACGAAGAAGACTTCATTCGCGTTCATCGCGACCCATGATCCGTAACCGGTCGGATTCTCTTCAACGAGAATCGAACCAATGCGAACTCGAGTACCAAGCGGATCGTTCACTGGTGTCCACTGAAAGGCTTCGGATGATGGGAGAGTGCCAGACGCGCCAAAGTTGTAGCCGAAGATGTTGCCGAAAGACAGAAACGATGCCCACTGCGCGTTATCTACAGCGATGATCCGACCCTGGTGGCAAATGATGAAGTTGCCGGCGAACCCATTATCAGTTGGATCGGAGAAGGATGTCTCGCCCCAAACGTCGGTGAATGGGTCGGTCTGATCGGGGAATATCTTGACAATGCCGGACTCCGGGTTGAACGGGTGGAGATGGGCAGCAAGAATTGGAAAGCCGGGTTGACGGGGATCTTCCGGGTTATAACGCGTTGTTCCGAAAGACGCGTACCCGTAGAAGCCAAAGAAGTCCGGGTGGTAGATTGTGAGTTCACCGGATTCATAATCGAGATCGAAGGTGGTGGGCGTCTCGAGAAACTGCTTGTAGTACCTTACCTTCATCTTTGACTTCATTACGCCGTCGCCATCGTCGTCGTAAAACCAGTTGAAGGTGAGGAAAAGACCATCCGGGGTGGTCGCCGCCCATGGTGACGCAACACCTAAACCGTCAAACCCCTGTAACGGTGATATGATCGTTGACGCGAGAATTTGCGCGCGGGGGGAAGAGAATGGATAACGAGCTTCAACTGTGTCAAAGAGGGCTTGCGTCTTGATTTCAACAAGACGGGGAAGAGGCCATAATCCCCCACGAGGACCGGCGTAGCAACCATACGTACCATCCTCCTGTGCAGCACCATCCGGTGCAGCTTCTAAAGATGGCGTGGAGAAAGTGTTCGCATGGATGCCGGGTGTGAAATCAGAGAGTTCGATGTAGTCGGTTGCACCCTGACCCGCTGCCACTGTTACTCCTGAAGTGCTGTGATGAGATACGTACGTTCATCCTCGAGCGCCGCGATCTCCCCCTTCAAATCGAAGATAGGATTCGTCTGCTCGAGCACGGTGTACGCGCTGTGCTTCTCACGTTCACCAAGACTGCCATCAAGACCGAGGAATGTGGTGAGTTTCCCCGCGTGCTCTTGGCGAAGAAGAAGGAACAACTCAAGACGACGCGACGCGAGATCGTTGGTGAGGTCGCGTAGACGCTCGAGAAGTTCATCACGCGTGAGGCCGGGCGGGCAGTCATGCCACTTGCCATCGACGCTGAGCATCGGGGCTCAGCTCACGTTGGAAGAAACGCGCGGGCCGACCTTCGTGGGCGGGGGAACATCGGCCGGAGGACCGGACTCGTCCTCAGGGTCTGGTAGTGGCGGTGTCATCGCGGGAGGGGCCGTTTGGGTGAGTGGGGAAGGACCGGACGGTTCCGATGTTGGAATCGCGGCTTCCCGCGGTGGTTGACCGGTGGTGTTGCCGGGGAACACTTGACTACCCGTGTCGTCCTGTGATGCGACAACGGCACTGGTGTCCTGTGGTGGTGTCTGTGCGACCGGTTCGGGATCGTTGACAGTGACAACCTGACGACCCGCGAGCATCGCCTTGATCTCTGCGTTCTCCTTCTGCATGTCGAGAAGAAGCTTCATCATGTCACGGTCGTTGTCGTTGGAGAGGTTGACCGAGGCACCCTGCTCGTTGTATGGATCGTCGGCAACAGTGACAACACGCGTACCATCGAGTTTGTATGCCTCGAGCTTCGGTCGGCGTTCATCCCACTCACGATCATGTTCGTACACGCCGTACATCGCACGCAAACGCGTGAATTCATCGGTGCGATCACGCTGACGATCATTGACGTCGACCAGCGCCGGGTTTCCGAGCCAACGAGCCATTGCCTCAAACTCGACAATCTCGGACTCGCCAGGGAGAATGACCGTCTTCTCGTTGACGTACTTGCCAACGAACGGTTCAGTCCCGACGTTGTAGATGCGAATGAGATTGAGTGCCATTGAAAACTCCTGATGGATTGTGGTGGCGCGGGATGGGAAGGGTCAGCCGCCCTTGGCAATCCACACTGGCGCGACGTCGAGTGCGCCATCTTCGGTACCAATGAAGGTGCCGAGAGATGTGCCAACAACAACGGTGGCTGCTGGTGTGGTTGTGACGAGAAGGCCCTTTGTGGTCGAACCGAGAGCGTTGTCACCAACAACCGCGGACGTACCTGAGCCGATGTTGGCAAACGCGAATCCAAGCACCACAACACGAATTGACGTGTTTGACGCTGAAGCTGCGGCCGCGTCCAACGCGACACCGATACCAGACGTTGTGGTCTGACCCGACGCGTTGGTATCCCATGGTTCGACCTTCAACGTGCGAGCTGTCTCATCCCACAACGCCGAGGCCGCGTCCAATGCCGCAAACGCGACCGCGCCTGAAACGAGAAGATCGGCAGTCCATCGCGGCATGTAGGACTCTGCTGCGCGACCGGCCGACTCGTACCCAAAAACGGGTACTCCTGGCGAAACGACTGCATCACCCATAACTCAAACTCCGATCGCGTGTCCGGTGAAGACGACCCCGGTGAGATCCGTGGTTGCCCTGATTTCTGACGTACTGGTGTCGATGTAGTAGATGGTGACGGTTGTTGACGCCAACGTGTTGAGTGCTCCGAAGTCCGAGCCGCCCGTGATGGTGACTCGAGGTGTGACTGCTGAAGCGAATCCATCTTCTGCGTCAGCCGCGATGGCCGACGACGCGACACGAATCGCGGTGAACACCGACTTGGTTGTGTCCGCCGAAAACCGGTCGAGATCACCGGAAACACCAACCTGAATGACGGCCGTGGTGTCACCCGACCATGCAACCGTGGTATTCGCCTCCCACCCGAGAATCAACGACCGCGCCGGAATGGCCGTCGTGAAATCCATAAAGCCAGTCGCGTCAGTGTTGTCCGTCGCGCCGGCAAACGTGATGACTTCAGACACCTTCTGGATTGTGCCACGCGGATAGACCACAACCTTCGGAGCAGATGGTGAACCATTCCATTCTGGGATGTAATCAGTTGTCGGTGCCAACCGAAGGTCGGTGATGGTGGTGAGGCCGAGCCCGTTGGCGAGGATCGCGTCCCCACCCGCGGCATAGCTTGAGTCCATCGTCACGGTGACAAGGTTGAAGCGTCCACCAGCGCGGAGCTTTCCCTGATTTGTAACTGCTGCGGTTGACATGAACGTGCCTTCCTACGTATCAAGCCGATATGGAATGGCGGGGTGATCAGGACGAGACGTTGGTGAGCTTGCCTTGACGAGCGCAGTTCGTGAGAACCAAGTTACCGGCCCACAAGAGCTTTGACACCATCGCGTCTTGGGTGATCGGCGTCTGGAAAGGCTCGAGGTAGAAATCAGCCCGAGGCGACACCGCCCAATAGATGAAGTCTTCGTTGAGGAAGAGGATGGTGCTGTTCGATGCCGATGGGCCATCGAACATGTGGTCATCCACGACCCACGGAACACCATTGAAGGTCTGGTTATCGAAGCCAGCCTGCGCGAGTTGTGTGTCGACGGCGCCAGGCTGCGTCGGGAACTCTTGGTTCACGACGTTCAGGTTCCAGAAGCGGTTGTACTGCTCCTGCCGGCTGAGGATGATGGTGGACGACTTGCCACCACGCTTCACCGTGCCAAAGTGCGACTGAAGAACCGGAAGTGTGAGGGCGGCCGACGTTGAATCGTCGGTGGAGTTCCACCAGGTATTCGCGGAACGTAAGATCCCGCCGTACGTGCCGAGCACACCCGCGTCGTCCACGGCACCGGCCAACCCGTCGATGCTCTTGGTGTCGGTAACACCATTGGAATAGAGCCCCGTCGCGAGGATCTCAGCCATCTCCATCTCAGCCTGCACGAAGTATTGCGAGATGAAGTTGGCGATGGCTTCCGGGCTGTCGGTCTTGATGAGCGTGAGGCCATCGACGGTGACGTTGGTGTACGCCTGCTTCCAGTCGAAGGCCGCGTTCTTGATGGTGTCAGACGGCGCGACGTTCAAAACGTCCAGACCGCGATAGAAACCACCGGTCGCGAACCGCGAATACATCAGCGGAACCTCGATCTGTGTTCCGCCGCGAACAACGCGCTTGTTGGCGCGGTTCAGACGGAAGAAGAGGACGTTCGCGGTGTAGATGTTGTCCACAATCTCCGGGAGAATGAACCGGCGTGCGATCGCCGTGACGACGTTGGTTCCGATCGGGGTAGCCATGTTTCGCTGCTCCTACTGCTGAGCCATTTGGGACTGACGGATCTCTTCGGCCATTGCCGCCTGCTTCTGCGCCGGGGACATCTTCGACGGGTCGATCGGAGCGATGGAACGCGGGATCGCCGCCGCTGGCCCACCCAGCCTCGCGGCATTCGCGCGACGTGTCTGTACCTCTTGCGCCGAAACAGACTGTTGGGTGAGCTGAGCGTTGAGAGCTTGATCGCGATACTCAGGCGTCATCCAAAACGTGCGCTCGAGCGCGTCAACAACCGCGGCACGTGAATCGCCATTGTGCTGACGAATGAGCGCCGGAACGATCTGCATTTGCGCGGCACGTTGCTCGAGATCGGCAATGACTTCCGGAGTGGCACCGGGGAACTTTGCTACGAAGTCCTCGCGCGCACCGCGAATCGACGCTTCCGTCTGAGACTGCTGTATCTGCGCGTACGACTGCTGAAGTTGTTGTTGACCTTGCTGTACTACCGCTGCCTGTTGGTTGGCAGCCTGGATGCGTTGTTCCTGTGAGGCCATGTAGGACGCGAGCCCAGGTGCGAACTGATCGACAGCGGACCAGTCGATTGGCTGTGGTTGCTGAAACTGTGGAGCAGGTGTGTACGGTCCCGGTTGAGGCTGAGGCGCGTATGGAGACGGAGGCTGTGTGTAAGGCTGTGGGAGTTGGGGATAACCCTGACCCCCTGGCGCGAGGGGCGCGCCAGGGGGAGGGACCGCGCCACCACTAGCCGCGGGGTTGGGCTGAAGGACGTACGAACCATCCTTGAGCATCTCTTCGACCGAGCGGGTGTACTCGTAGGTCGCCGCGAGATGCTGAACCTGCTCCGCGGTGTAGACCTGATCCCCGATCTGGATGAACGAACCAGCCTCCGAAGTAGGAGGTTGAATCGTGCCAGGGGGTGTGAACTGTGGTTGCTGCGCGTCGGGAGCTGCCGGCGCGGGAGGTTGAAGTGGTGCTGTGGCGTCAGGTTGCGGAACCTGAACGTCGGACGGTTGCTGTGCGTCGGGAGGGGTCGCGGGTGTGAACTGCGCGCCCATCTTCTGCTCGGTGAAGAACTGTTCGATCTCTTGTTGATCCGCGAGAGGATCGGTGGAGTTCGCAACGCGATCGAGTGTCTCGTCACCAGTGTGAACCTCACCCGGAGGGACTTGGGTCTGTGCCGGGTTGATGACCGGGACGTCAGGGTCAGGTGCAGCGTTGCGCGCAGCCGCGGCCGCGTTCGGATCGACGTTGAAAGGATCGTTGCCGTTGACGTTGGACATGGTGGTGGTATCCCCTCGTTACTGAAGCATCCGACGAAACTCGTCGGGTGGTGGCATCTGCGGTTCTTGGCGCATACCAGGCATAGCGCCACCACCCATCAAACCGGGTGGCGGTGGACCCATCGCAGCGAGTTCGGGCGGTACTTGACCACCACCCATCGGACCCATCGCGGCCATTCCGCCCATCATGCCTGGGTCCATCGGTGGTGGTCCCGGTGGGATCTCACTGATGCCTTGCTGCGCGGCTGCTTCGTCAGGTCGGCGCGCGTACTCGATGATGGGTGCTTTGAGCGCGGCGACGAGTTGATCGTCAGCATCGGGAAGTAGCTCAGCGTCCGCGATCAATTTGTTGATCTTGGACAGAATCTCAGGGAACGTATTGGTGGTCCTCTGAGCTGTCATCGGAGGCATAACTACTCCCCGCGCTTACAGGTGGATATGACGACGTGATGTGCGCGTGTGGGTGCTACTTGCCCTTGACGGTGAGGTCGCGGGATTCGGCGCCACCCCGGCGCTTGGCCATCGAGTTCGCACCGTGCTTCGATGACTCGGTGTGACCGACCCGCTTCACGGATGCGCTGCCGGTGTTCGACTTGATCGGGTTCTGCGGCATGGTGGCTCCCTTTGTTGAGCTGGACGAATGCGACTACATCACAGCTCGAGCCCCGGCGTCACCACCCCCTAGTAGTCGTCGTCGGTAACGTGGCCACCACCGTTGTGAGGCTTGTAGACGCGATCGCAGTTGTCCTCGAATGGAACGCGACCATCACTGATGCGCTTCACGGCGAAGTCCTTGTTGCCACCTTCGTAGTTCGGAGGCATCGGGATCTCTTGGTCCTGTGAACTCATGTCACCCATTGGTGTTCCTTTCGGTTGATTGGCACGAACATCAAACCATGATCACTCGACGCAAAGATGAAGCCGTAGGAGTACATTCGGCCATGAACTCAGCGACGTGATACGGGTTGATTGTTGGAAGAACTTCAGCATGACCTGCTGGGGGAAACTCAAGTCCTGAAGCAGTAACGCCGATTGCCGCGATCATTGCTTCCTGAGTCTCTGGTGGAACCGTGACATCAGATCCGCCATAGAACGCTTTGTATCGAAGACCGTTGAACACTCCCGCAGTTGCCAGCACGATTGGATCGTAAGCTGGCTGATTCGCCGGCCAACCACCCTGACTGGCCCAGGTGATGTCAAATAGAACATCCCAACCCTCACCATTGTCGTACAGAGCTTGTGAGTCAACCACGGGCGCGAATCCAATCGCGCACAACGTATCGCTCATATGATCATCAGAAATCCACGACCACATATTCGTGCTACCCAAAGAAGTGCCAATGAGTATCACACTACCGGGAGCAGCTACGAGATTGGCTTGTCCGGCCGTGATCCCTTCTGAGATTCGAGCCCGACCGTGATCATGACCAAACAAAGAACCTACATCGACGGCGATACACGAGAACCCAACTGAGGCCAGATAAGTAGTGATCGTGTCGATAGGACCAGGATCAGTCATCTCTGTTTCATTGACAAACGCGCCATGACAGTAGACAACCAAGGGAAACCCTGGGCCATCAACGGCATTCTTGGCGACAAAGTTCTGTTCAGTTGAAGGAAGTGTTCCGGCTGATTCCACCACGTCATACGTATCAAACACGTAATGTGTAACCGCCTGACCTGAAATAGTGGCGAGGGGCATTACACCCTCCGAGCCCGCGTCAGGTATGCGCCAGCACAAGTAGTGGTAAACGCCGCATCGTTGTGTGAATGCGTCGTATCGAGAGTGATATTGATTGCCGCGTTCGTCGCGACCGTAGGCGCACCCGAAATTCGTCGTTCCAGAGTGGTGTCTACACCGGGAGCAGAACCAAAGTTCACCACCGACGACGGTTCAAACTTCCCATACGGTCCAAGCAACTCCGAGGCATCAGCCTCTTTGATGAGAAGAGTGAAGTGAATCTCCCAAGTGAAAAGCTGCGCGTTGGCCATTGAAATAGCAAACGGTGTCCACAGTGACGTCCCGCCGAGCTGACAACGAATTTGCGACGTCCGACCCGCTGAACCAGACAAATTCAATGAGTTGCCATTTGCAGCAAAGAAGTAGATGTCACCGATTTGAGAGTCATCCGGTATCTGCATTGGTGATGCGGCGAACAACGTTGTCAGTGAAGTAGTACCACTAACAACTGCGCCATTATCGCTGTCGATGACCCCGAGAAGCGACTGCATCCCAGCTTCGACATCCGTGGCAGCAAACTTTGTGTTTGACAACGGTACAACGGATGCGTCTAACGGAGTACCAAGCGACGCGAAGTATGTGGCTACGTCATCAATGTCCAAATTGACGGAATCGGGAGTTGCTGGGCGTACACCACGGAGTAGATACCCCGTCGCGGGGACGACGGTAGATAGTTCGTCCTCTTCTGGCATTACCGCGCCTCCATCAAATCTTGACCATCAGCGGTATCAAGAAGTACACCGTCAGCCGTCTCGAGTTGCTGAGCAGGCGGCAACTCTGATGGGCCAGAGTCCGACGATCGTTCATCACGTCGAACACGCGAGCCGGGGCGTTCATCTCGATTCATGTACCAACACCTTCAACCGAATAGGCATTACCATCACCAACAAGGGATGCTCGGTGACATGCTGTAGCAGCCGTAGTTGACCCTGGAACACCAATCGGCGCGGCGTTGGCAAAGATCCCATCAGCGGGACCAAAGACCTTGGATTTACCCGGCATGATCACTTGTGTGCTCTTGGCCGCCCGAATCGCAGTAACACCATCAAACCGAACATCCAACCGTTCAGACGCCGAATGATTGGTGATCTCGATGTGGGGCCAGAACTGTGTAAGAAGAACTTCATCCGCGTCTGTTGATGTCAGAGTCGAATGGTAGGACTTCACGTCGTTACCGGATGCCATAGCTAACTCCTAGTTCGTTGGCGAGCACCAGGTGCTTGTCCGAGTTCACCTGCGGCCTGTTTCTGCGCGCGTACTCGTTGTACAACCTGAATACGATTCGGCCAGTTATGCGCAACGAGAAGTGCCTCTTCGTCAATTGCACCCATGCCGTACAGAACATCAGCTTCCTGCGCGCGTTGCGACTGTGACATCGGAGTTTCAGCGCCGGTATCAACAAGAAGCTGGAACTTCATCGGCAACCGACCCTTATCGGATGGCATGTAGAAATGGTTGTTGCGGAGAGTGAGAGACGTCTTCTCACCGGATGGACCAACCTGCGCGACAATACGTGGCGTGTCGTAATACTCCACGATCATTGAAGCGAGCTTGTTCCCCGCGCGACGTAAGGACCGCTGCAAGTTCCGTAGAGACATTCGGATACGCACGAACGCAGCTTCTTGCACCGCGTCGATAACCCCTTGCGCGTTTCGTCCGGTGGGGGTGGCTCCACGTACAACTGCTGATAGTCCACTGACTCGCTCCATCTGTGAAATGTAGAACTCGAGCAGATTGATGTTGAGCTGAGGATGAAGCTGTGGAGGGTTCAGCCACTCCGCGACAGAATTGGGAGAGTTGACGGTGATGCGCTGGCCAGGTTTGTTTGTGATCTTCGTCCGCATCAACCCAGCGCGCACATCTTCCTTGAAGACCGGATTACCAACAAGCCAGATGTTGTGCTCCATTGCCGCGAGCATCCGATTTAGAGATACCTGCATCGGTGTAAGAAGCTCAACGAGAGATGGCGCGTACATCTCGCCACGGTCGTGTGGAACGTAGCGTTCGTAGGGATGCTGGCCATGCGACCACAAATTCTCGGCCGGCTCATCCATAACGACACGATTGCCAGCAACGACAACACACCGCCAACCAACATACCGACGATTGTTGTCAGAAATGATGGTTCGCAACCACGCTTCGATCACCGTGACGCCAGGTTCATCAACCGGTGACAAACGATCGGTTTGACCAGGGAGACCATAAGCGGTTGAAGTTGCGGGTGCGATAGCTGCCGGATTTGCCTTCGGCATGTGACCACGTAGTTGAAACGAATCGAGAGTGGTGGGTGCTTCATCGGACTGTTCCTCATACAGACCGTGTGTGCCAATACGTGCAAGAGAACCAGGGAAGCGTTCCTCGAGATCCTGTGCCGCCATCGTCTTGACCTCGAGGATGTAGGTCATGTCGGTGTCTGACCGCGCATCCGGATCGTGGTAGATCGTAAACGGATCGGCACGAGTGAGCTGCGCGTTGCCAAGTCCACCTTGCGCATTTTGGTTCCAGATGCACTTGAACCAGCCAATGCCGTACAAGTTGCCGTCGTAAACGACCTTCTCGATCTCTGCGTCATAATCCTCGAGCTGCCATGTAGCTTGAAGGACAGTAGTGAGGTCGTGCGCGAGAGTGTCGTAGAACTCGTAGTATGGAGTAAACGCTTCGGCTGCGGGCGCGACAGTGAAGTTGGGACGGTTATCGGTTTCCCACGCGCTGATCGTCGCGACGATGGGGTAGATTTCGGGGACTTCCGGATGTGGCATCCAACCGGCACGGTTCGGCCACATGTTGTTGGGCTCCATGATGTTGTAGGAGTCCACCCAACGAGTCGTCAATGACTTGCGCTTCTCACGGGCGCGGTAGAAGAGATTCTTGATCTCCGATACCGTTCGCATCTCGCGCTCGAGCGACATGTTGACCGAGACGTTCGGACCACCACGAATCGTCGCTTCCGGCTTGTGCGCGTCGGTCAGGTCACGTCCCATCGACCCGATCACGTCAGTCACAGCCATCTGGTCGCCTCTCGCTCACCACGCCGGGCGCCGGCCGGGTCGCCCTCGTCGTGCGTCCGACGATATGTGGCCTCAAGCCCGTCGTCTGTAACCCCCGCCTCTTCGGCGTACTCACGCACATCGCGCAGCTCGAAATTGGTGTCCAGGTTGAGGCGCTCCGTGCGTTCCTCACTCTTCTGTTTCCAACGATCCTCGAGCTTGACCTTGTTCGGCACGTACTCACCCAGCGCGACGTTGTAATGATCGGGCATTGGCATCTTGAATGGTGGCGCGAAGAAACGCTTCTTCAGCATGGAATACTGGCGCGGTTGGTCATCAAGACCATGGGTACAAACCGGACAGAACAGTTGCGACTCGTTGATGGGGAGGATGACAACGTGATCGCAGTTGTCGCCACGGTCATACTGCCAGGTGGAAGCGTTGTTAGCGAAGATGTGATCGGTGAGGCCGATGTCAAACGCCGTGTCAGGGGAGATAAAGTAAGTAGTCATAGTTGACATCCATGAGATAATGACGGTATGGAACTAAATAATGTCAGTGAGTGGGTCATCGAGTTTGAGGATGATGGTGGCAAGTTCTACGCCGGGCTTGCTGATGGTGCTTGGGGGTTTGCACCAACGACAGAAACGGCTGAAGTCTTTGCGACTGAAGAAGTCGCAAGACGACTACTAACCAACGCGTACAGCGCGATAGCAATACATCTGGCAACCATCAAGGAACTTCCCCTTCAACTTCCCGATGGTACTGCTCGAGAGTGATTGGGTGCGCGGCGGTGACGTGATCTTTGAGCTTCACGCCGTGCATGTAGCCTTTGACGCCATCACCCATGTTCACCGACTCGATGGACCCGCGTACTTTGGTGTGGTTCTTGTCATTCGTTATCAGAGTCATCTTGTTCCCCTTGCCCCCACCGTTCCCACGGCATCGTCTGTGGCATCGAGTCGCTTCCTGGTTCAACTTCCCCCATCGTCCCGTACGCCGCAACGGGGGGCTCCATCATGTGTGTGATAACCGCAATCGCCAACGACATCACCGTGTCGTCGTTCGGCTCACCGTTTGCATTGCCGTAGCCGCCGTTATCCAACGTGACGTAGTTGGTCATCTCCTGGTAGGTCTGAGGATCGTGAAGAATAAGTGACCCGTCGTTGACAACCTTGATGAGCCAACCGATCGCAAGATGCTTAGATTGAGTGGTGGTGGACCACCCGTACTGTTCGGTGGAAACCTTGCCGGGGGTGGAGTCAGCTCGAGCCCGATTTGGAATGAATGGGTAGTTCATCCCGAGAAGCGCACCTATCGTCGAGTAACCAGGGCCTTCAATCTCTGACGTAGTGAGCGCCGTGTTGTAGTAAAGGCCGATCTTGTAGAGGTCTTGAGCGAAGGTGGCAGGATCAGTTCGGGTCCGTAGAACGGCCACCTGCTCGAGTGTGCGGCGGTTGATGACTTGAGCAGACGCGTAATCACCTCGTGTGGTGTGGGTCGGGTCACCGGCAACCACATAGATACCAAACTCGGTGTCTTCAGCGGGTCGCCTATAAACGGTGAATGGGCCGTCGCGATCAGACTCAAACGTAACTCGATTCCCATTACGTAGGAGGCGTCCGCGGTACCCCTGTACCCGTTTGAAGCACCGGGTGAGGTTCTCGTAGTTGAAGACGTTGGTGCCAGACGACTTGAAAGCTTCTTCGGGGGTTGCCGGGTACTCCTGTTTGAAATCCTCAGCGGTAGCTTGACCAGTTTCGCCGGCGCGATTCTCGACAAGGTTCTTGATCGCGTATTTACGCCAGGTGAGACGATCATAGATTTCCTCCATTGATAGTGGTGGTGAAGGCTCGTACAGGTTCCACCGTTCAGACGGCGGATTCCGCATCAGATCAACAAGAGCCTTCTCGTCTTCATCTAGATGTTCGATCTTTGTACCAGGGATGCCGATAGCCGACGCGCAGTATTCGGGGTGCTCCCACCACGGGAAGAAAAGTGGCTGGTACTCGTTCTCCCCAAGGCATGAGTTCACCCATGTTGAGTGGAAGAAGTTGCCTATGCCGTTAGCGGTGGACTCGAGTACGATGAACGTGCCAGTAGAAACATCGGGGATTGTTTGACGAATTGAAAGGTAGGTGGTGGACGGGTTCGGCCAGAACCCAAGCTCCGACGCGTGCAGGAAGTGACAGGTAGCAGATCGGCCGGTTTCTTCATTACCGGCCGTAGCGACATAGATGGAGGATTCGGTTTCTTCCCAGGCGATGTGGTTTCGGCCCGCGTATTTGGTGTGGTACAGCCCGGATGTTTTGTACGGGTGGTTGTCCCAATACCGGGAGGTCATCGCGAGAAGGTTCTGTGATGCCTCCTTCTCATGGCATATGACCATGACTTTATAGTTGGGAATCAGGAACGACATCACGAAGGCATTAGCTTCGGTGACGGTACTAACACCGATTTGCCGTGCCTTGAGCACAATGATGCGTACCCGACCAGTAGATGCAAGTTGTTCGTTGACAACGCGCATGTACCGCTTCTGCGCCCAATTCAACTCAAAAGGGACAACGTTGACGTGTTTGTTGAGAATCTTCAACTTCTCGAGCTGAGGCGTCAGGTCAATCATGCCGACGTTTACGCTGATTCAGGAGTTTTCGTCGTGCAGATTGTGACGTACCGCCCCACACACCATGCCGAATGTCATTTCTCAACGCGTAATCAAGGCACTCTTCCCGAACGGGACAGGTCCTACAAACCTGGATGCCTTTGGAAGCATCGAAATAGCCGTCTTCATCGTCTGGTATTGACGCGACAGCTACAAGGCCAAAAGTGGGAAGGTTGAGTAACTGGTTCGGTACCTGGGAGACAGGTGTGGTGGTGTCAAGCTCCGGTAAGTCGCTGAAAAACCAGTCTGCGGGTTTATCGCGACAAGCACCGAGGTCTTGCCAGTCCTCATCCAGATCGGACATCTGCCGGTGGCTCTTGCAAAGGAGGCGATGGCGTTGAGCCCTTACCAAAGAGTGAACGAATGCTTTCATTCATGGCGCGCACTTCATCACGAAGCTGGTCCAATTCTTCGTCTGTGTTCTTATCTTTGGATTCTTTGACGATAGCTGAAACGAACTTGGTTATGAGTGCTTCTTGAACGCGTGGTGAGCCATGTTCCATCAGATATTCGGCACGCGTGAGTGCTGTGTGAAGGAACTTATTGGCTCGATCCTGAAGATCGGAGTCGATACCAACCGCGACTATTGGGTTATTCTTCATCGTCAGGAACTCTCGCTCGAGCAACAGGGATACGACTAACAACCAGGAACCGTTGCTGAATACCGAGTTTGTCGGTCATCGCCCACGCGTAATCCTTCTCAACAAGGGGGATACCGATAATGAGAACAAGTTCACCAGAGCGTTCATCCATCCGGAAGTTCTTCATGTAGCCAACAAAGTCGGCGTTTACTTCTAGATCACCAGCGACGATATCGGACACTGTTTCCCAGGTGTCATACTGATCGGCAAATCCACCCATTCGTGTCACTGAAGCTTCAGAGTGACGGTTGATGTCACTCATGCCATACAGCTCTCGTGTGTGAATGACGGGTATTCGTGGCGCTTGTCTTCCGGATAGAAGATGCGAATAGCAGATGTGCGATCCCAAGCGCGATCACAAACGGTGCATTTCCCGAAGAATCTCACATGGTCCACAAACCCGCGTAGTGTCACTACTCGCCGCCTTCCAGATCTGCCATGTTCCATGTCATCATCTCGCCTGTGAAGTCGGGGTGGCCTGGTCCCGTCGGCATGGCCTTGATCTGCTCGAGTAGATCATCGCCGCTATCCACCCAACCTATACGCGTTGAAGGGTCCGTTGATAACGGTGTAGGGAGGAACGCTTCAGTTGGATCTTCGATGTCTTCAGAGCGTTGAAACCAAGGTGGCGCCTGTTCGACCTGTTCCGTCTCGTAGTTACTGTCAAGATCACCGTCGATCCCTGGTGAAGTCTTCGGTGCCGTTGGATGGATGACGGTCATGGTGGCTTGCTGGACGGCGGTAACTACGGCATCGGTGATGGATGACGCGTTGCGCTCGAGTGCTGTGGCGTAGGTGTCAAGTGAGCGCCGGTTCTGGTCGTCCACCGTTCTGACCAGCTTGTTTACCACCCACACGAAGAGGCCCGCCCCGGCGCCGGCCGCAGCCACCCCCATCAGTCGGTCTATGGCTGTTCGGTTATCGGGCATGTTCCCCTCAAATCTCCCGGCAGATTTTCGCGCCGACGCCATATATCCAATCAGAGGATTTAGGGTAAATCAATTGCACGGTCAAAGTGAAGGTGTATTTGACAATAAACGTGCAAACCTCCAAGCGGAAAAAACATCAACCTAAGGTGATTATACCCTCCGGATGCTGAC